GAATACTGGAACAAAGCCATCAAAGCCCTAGAAGAAGCACTAGCCAAGCAAGAAAAACAAGTGGTAAGCCTTCAATGCGCCCACTGCCAAGTCACGATTGAAACATTGAATGACAAAGTGATGAGTTTGTTAGCCAAGCAAGAGCAGGGTGAGCCTGTGGCGTGGAATGACGAACAACTAAAAATGCTAAATTTTTTGTACGGCGCTGGCGATTTTGATGGCGTGTGGTTTGAGGAAAAACATCCAACCGAGCGTGGTGCATTTTGGTGGCGTAAACACTTGCGCCGACTGTTTGAAACCACACCACAACCAAAGCAAGATCAACTGGGTGAGTCTGTGGCGGCAGAACGAGAAGCGATTGCCGTGTGGCTTGAAAAAGAATGTGATGAACAGTATTTGGCTGACCGTATTCGCGCGAGGTGGTTGAAATGATTACTAAGACACGCATAGGAAACCATTTACGCAGACACGATTTGGGCGACCAGCCGACCTTTCGTCAAGGCTTTAAAGAAGGCGTTGAGTTTGCACTTAAACGCACACAGCCAAAGGCCAAGCAAGAGCCGGGTGAGCCTGTGGCGTGGATGTTTGAATTTCCTGACAAGCGCCTTGCACCTAAATTTGATAGCATACCTCATGGCGGAAATTGGCAGCCTCTCTACACCGCACCACAGCAACACAAGCCGCTGACGGATGAGGAGATTGAGACATGAGAGAACTTAAAGCAATCGTGGTGTGCGTCACACCATTCATCGTGGCTGCGCTACTGCTGTTCCCGCTACTGGCAATCATGGGCGGGGGCACCGACCCCTTCTTGTGGGAGCGTAATGACCGAGTGTTCTACTTTATCTGCACAGTCTGCTTTGGCTGGGCGCTTTATAAGAAGGTGGCATATGAATGACTTTCTACTTATGTCGGGATTCGTAATCACCGCCTTCCTGTGTGCCGGTACGTGGTGCGCAGTTAAGGAACTGTTCAACCGCTGGGTCAACAACGACTGGTGCAAGCATGACTGGGGTGCTTGGAAGAACGGGGTGAACCCAGACGACCAGTCAATCACTTCGCAAGGGCGCTGGTGTAATAAGTGCAACAAGATGGAGCGGAGATACCCATGATTGAGAACGTACTGTTGATGGCGCTGCTCATGGCGCTGGGCGTGGGGCTGACATGGGCAGTCCTGCTTGGGTTTGTTTATTTTTTGGAGGTGATGAATGACTAAAGACGAAATGACAACGCTGCTTCGCGGCGTAGGTGTGAACGAGAATACGGTGACCGCTATGGTCAATGCGTACGAGATGGGGTTCGAGCAAGGCGCCATTGCGTACAAGGTGTTACGTGGTGCTGTGGAGGAGGCGCGTGATATATGTAAGTACCTCGACCACGACAAAGTAGATGATGCTAAGAACCATGTGCAATTCTTTTGGCAACAGCTCGACAAGATTGCGGTACTGGAGGAACTCAGTGAATGACATGGCCATTCCCTCCACACCCACCGATACCTTGGACTCCACAACAGATCAAGGAGTACCCAGCGAAGCAACGTCAACAACTACCGGAGAGCCCACTATGAATGAACTGACAGTCTACGACGCAAAGCTTAACTGCCACGTCTTGAATCCCAAGGCGTTCCCTAATATCATCAATGCCTTCCATCCCGACTACGTGAAGACGTACATGCCTGAGTTGCTCAGCACCATCAAGACCGAGGCGCAACAGAAAGCGAATGGTGAGAAGGTGGCGAAGACAACCCCGATGAAGATGCACCCCATCAAACCCGCACATCTACATCGCCCACGTTTGGCACCGACAGATTTCCACGTATATCAAAAGGCAGGTATGCCAAAGAAAGGAAAAAAGAAATGACACCACAAGATTTACGCGACCATGTCGAGGCGGCGTTCAAAGAGCAGGCACAGCGTGCTTTCGATCAAGGCTGGAACGCTGCGCTGATTGCAGTAGCTACGCAGATCGACGCCATGAAATCCTTGGGCGACACCGCCTCATCCTTCGCAGCTTTTGTTCGGGAGTTCCATCGTGACACACAGTGACGGCGGCAAGGGCGACAAGCAACGCCCAACAAACCACGAAGCGTTTGCTAAAAACTTCGACGCCATTTTCAGAGAGCATCGCGACCGTGTGGTGTGCCCTGATTGCGGCAAAGAGTTTTGGTTACGCGCAGACGCGCCGCATGTTCACACATGCTCTTCACAACCTACTACCAAATGAACTTTGAGTTAGTGAGGACTCACTACACCGTGCCACGTGAGCACGGTGGGCATCGCACATCGGACGGTATGGTCATCTACTGTAAGGTGTGCGATGTATATTTCACAGACAAACAAAAAGCCAAAGAGCACAGACATGAAAAAGAGAAGCAAGTACAAACCAAAGGGCGTTCGGATTGACGCCGTGAACTGGGTGCTGGCAGGGCTCAAACCTTTCAGCACGATCTCGGTGGGCACAGACCTACGCATCAAGAATCACGCTGCGATGGACACGTTGCGCAGAGGTGATGCAACCAAAGCAGACATCGACGTTCTCATCGGTGCGTTCAACATGACAGAGGCATACGCAAAGCTACGACCTGAACTCGGCGCTGACTGGTCGGAAGAAATCAAAGCAGGACAGGATGCCCTGTACGCCGTAGGCAAACGAGGTGCGGCTTCGTCGCGCTTCATCCTCAAGGCGGAGGAACTTAAGGCGCTGAACTTGGTGCTTGAGATACACGATGCCCAGCTCGACCAGACCACTGTGCGCGACATGGAGCTGGCGATGGACATCATCGACAAAGAATTCAAAGCAAAGAAGATGCGACCAATCGTTACAAAGGAGACAGCATGAGCGCAGAGACAAAGCAAGTGGGCGGTGACCACTACAAAAAGTTAAAGATTCAGCCGATGCGTTACAGCATGCTGAACAACATGAACGCGTGCCAACACACAGCGATCAAATACATCACACGCTACAAAGACAAGGGTGACCCGATTGAGAACTTGGAGAAAGCCATCCACACAATCGAGTTGCTGATTCAATTCGAGAAAGAACTAAACGGCTGAGGTTATTCATGAAGCAACGTGTGCAAGCCTTGTAGATGCGAACACATTTTGCCGGTGATGTGGGCCTCGGCCCGTGTGAATGTCCCCACATCACCATGCTCTCAACGCAACGAGGGGGTGCGTAATCTACTAGCCCCCTCACTTTTAAAACCACAACAGGAGTGAATCATGATATTTGGAAAAGCCGTAGCAAAAGGCGAAGGTCAAATCGTTAGCGAGTACCGCGAGCTAAGCGACAAAGAAAAACTATCGCAAGCGCTGGAACACAACACACGTTTACGCAAACGAGTCGGCGACTTAGAAGAAGACTCCCTGCGGTACCGCCGCATGCGCCAGTTGGAAGTCGTCATCATGGCAGAGGATGGCGCGAAGTATTTGAAAGGCAAAGAGCTTGATGAATACATCGACAGCTTGCCTTATGCGCGACAAGGTGGGCCGTTACGCAGCGCACAGTTCATAAAAGAAGCAACACCTTTGCTGAACGAAGTGTTCGCCAAAGAGTATGCGAAGTACGTAGACGAACACGCGGATGCGTTTGCTGCACACATAGACGCGGAGGTAATGCGCAATGTCCACAAAACCTGATTGGAAAACCAAACCGCATGAGCGTAAGCGCATGACGTTGCAACAAGAGAACCAGAAGCTCAAAGAGCGCATCAAGACGCTGGCATACGAGTGCGAAGACCTCTTGCGCTCAGCTAAGCACTTCAGAGAAAAAGCAGCTGAGCACGAAGGCTACAGCGAACGGTACAGAGTGCTGCGCACCAAAGACGTGATGGTTCTCGACGGCGAGCCTAAGTACCTCAAGGGGGAAGACCTCGACAATTATTGCGACGAGGAGAACAGCAAGTTCTGGGGCGTGAGCATGACCAGCATGACTAGCTTCATGCAACAGATAGCCAAGGCGCAACAGACACAACTGCAACCCACCAAGCTGTACGTCAACCCGAGCATGATGGATGTAGCAAAGAAATTATTAAAGGAACAACAACATGGCAATGACGCCCGAAGCAAAAGTAAAGAAGCAGATCAGAAAGATTCTGGACACTACACGGACCTACTACGCTATGCCCATTGGTACGGGGTACGGAAGTAGTGGGGTGCCTGACTTCTTAGCGTGTCATGACGGACACTTTGTCGGCATCGAAGCGAAGGCTGGCAAAGGCAAGACCACAGCGTTACAGGAAGACAACCTGCAACGCATAAGGGACAGCGGCGGTAGCACGCTGGTTATCAACGAGACCAACCTGCATGAGTTGGAGAAATTTTTAGGAGCAAAGAATGACTAGACGGACATTTGAACAGACAAAAGAATCGCTGGAGTTCATGGAGAAGATCGACGGGATGACCAAGGAACAGCGTGAGCACCTGCGCCTTGTTGTGAAGAAACTCGTTGACTGCTACATAGACGACAAGCAACACGCGATTGTGGTGGCGGGTAGTGACGACAGCGATCGTGCGCACCTCATCACGATCAACTGCAATGAGATGGACGCATCGGTGATGCTGGCCAAACTCGACGTGGTGTACACCGAACTAAACATGGCAGACGTACCGCCAAAGGAGATGCTAAATTGAGCGCACCATTCAAACAAATCGTTACTTTGGATTTCGAAACGCGTTGGGACAGCCGCGAGTACACGCTGTCCAAGATGACAACCGAGGAGTATGTTCGTGACCCAAGATTCAAAGCGTTCGGTGCGTGCATCCACGTCTACGGCAGTGACGGCATCATCCAGTGGTACACCCACGATGAGCTCCCACGTATTTTTTCTACGTTTGACTGGTCTGTTACTGCTGTTCTCGCTCACAATGCTCAATTCGATGTATCCATCCTCAGCTGGGTCTACGGAGTACGGCCTTGCTTTATTCTTGACAGCCTTAGTATGGCTCGTGCCTTGCGCGGGGTGGAAGTGGGCAACTCCCTTGCCAAACTCGCAGAAGTCTTCGGGCTCCCAGCGAAGGGCAAAGCCGTGTACTCCACCGATGGCGTCGCGGAGCTTAGTCCGATCATGGAGAAAGAACTCGCGGATTACTGTCAACACGACGTATTTCTTTGCGAACAAATCTTTGGCAAGCTCTACATCGGTTACGACCCGGCGACAGACACGATAAGGGGCAAGTACCCAACCAAAGAACTTCAGCTCATCAACATGACGCTGAAGATGTACACCGAACCCCTGCTCGAACTCGACGGGCCAATGCTGGAGGAAGCACTGTATGACGAGAAGACGAAACGTGAAGCTCTTTTGGCTAAGCTCGGCGTCGAGGAAGCTGCACTCGCGTCGAACGCACAGTTCGCTAAAGTTCTTGAATCTCTTGGCACACCTGCGCCGTATAAGAAAAGCAAGACCACTGGCAAGCCAGCTCTTGCGCTGGCAAAGAATGACGCGTTATTCCAACAGCTCCTCAACGGCGGTAACGAAGACATCGCGCTTCTCTGCGAGGCTCGCCTCAAAGTTAAATCGACAACTGAACGCACGCGAGCTCAACGCTTTCTTGACATCTCCAGACGCGGCGCATTGCCTGTCCCTCTCTCGTACTACGGCGCTCTCTCGGGTCGATGGACTGCCAGCAAAGGCTCAGCCATCAACATGCAAAACCTCAAGCGAGGTTCGTTCTTACGCAAAGCAATTATGGCTCCCGAGGGCTACGAGCTCGTCGTCGGTGACCTTTCGCAAATTGAACCACGAGTACTCGCTTGGTTGGCAGACTACGAAGACATGCTGGACATCTTCCGGTCGGGTGGTGACCCTTACGCTGCGTTCGGCGCTCAGATGTTCAACATACCCGGACTTACTAAGGAGAGCCACCCTGACCTGCGGCAGTCTGCGAAAAGCGCGTTGCTCGGTTGTGGTTACGGGTTGGGATGGGCCAGCTTCGCTGCACAACTATTGGTGGGCTTCCTCGGGGCCCCGCCGCAGCGTTACGACAAGAACTTTGCAAAGAAACTGGGCGTCAACGCAACATACGTCCAGTCATTCATCGACTACAAAGACAACCTAGAAAAGATGGCTGAGATTCCCCACACTTGCACCGAGGAAGAACTCCTTACGCATTGTGTGGCGGCTAAGAAGATCATCGACATCTACCGCAGCACGGCGTACCCCGTGGTGGGCTTCTGGGAAATGTGTTCCTCGTTGATGGTGAGCTCCCTGTTCGACGGACACGAGCATACTTACAAGTGCATTACTTTCAAGAAGGAAGAAATCGTCTTGCCAAACGGTATGAGTTTGCGGTATCCTAATCTCCGTCAAGTCAACAAGACCGAGAAGCTGGCCGATGGTACGATCAGAACTCTGAAGGAAAAAGAGTGGGTCTACGGCGAAGAAGGCGTTACGCCTACGAAGCTCTACGCGGGTAAGATTACCAACAACATCGTGCAAGGTGTTGCGCGTATCGTGATGACTGACGGCATGCTGCGCGTTGATAAACGCTACCCTGTGAAGGGCACAGTGCATGACGAATTGATTGCTGTTGCACCAGCAGAAGAAGCCGCTGACGCTAAGACTTGGGTCTTGGCGCAGATGACGCTTACTCCTAAGTATATGCCCGGTATTCCGCTTGATGCGGATGGTGGTCATCATGTTCGGTACGGGTTGGCGAAGAACTGACGGAGGTCGTATGAAAAACTACACGCGTTGCAAAGATATGAACGGGGTAGTTGATCGGCTTGTCAAGCAAGGGTGGGAGTTCACACCGGGTGCGCATGGTCGTGTCACCCACCCAAGCGGCAAGTACCTCACGTTCAGTATGTCGCCAAGCGACAAGTATGCGTTCAGGCAACTCGAAAGAGATGTCAGGCGTTTGTTAAAACAACTAGGAGAAGCATCATGAATATACCAACGGAAGTCAC